GAGGAAAGAGGATGGCAGCCCCGGCAGAACTCTGGATCGGGAAGACGGGGCTCTACCTCTCGTCGCAGAAGATCAAAATCAACGAGGGATCGGAGAGACTCAAGGGGTGGCTCAAGGTAAATCCTGCTACCCATGCACCGAGAATTGTATTTAGTCCGAAATGTAGCGGAATTTTGTCGGAATTCGGCTCCGCACCGAATCCTTTCGATGGACAGACCAAGGCGTATAGGTGGAAAACGGACCGTGAAGGGAATATAGTTGGCGAAATCCCGGAAGATAAGTATAATCACGGGATAAAGGCAGTGATCTATGGACTCATCGACCGCTTTGGGTACGGATATGTCGAGGGACGGGAGCGAATCCGGGTGAAAAGGTGGGTGTAAACCATGCCGAGGAGACGGCCTGAAGATATTGTTGAGCTGGTAGAGTCTCACTACGACTCAACCGAGCCTTTGAGACAGCGGATGCAGGACGACCACGCCCTCTACCGCCTTGAACCCTATGATGCAGGCGAGGGATACCAGAGTTATACCTCTAACGACCCACAGACCTATGCAGAAAAGGTCATTGGCTGGGTTGCAGGGGCGGAAATGACCGTCCGAATCCCCCATGACGGCGCAGAACCTGATCTCAGGGAGCGAAACGACATGAAGGAACGCTTCCTGATAGGAATAACCAAGGCCGCAGATGAACGGCTCATGCGAATGATGCTTCCCACACTCCGTGACCAGCTCGGCTGGTATGCGGCAATCAGGGGATGGGTTGCAGGCAGGGCTCTTCTTGCAAAACGGGAAGACGGTACGACCTACGTGGATATCACACCGTGGGATCCGATGCATACCTACTGGGGTGTCGGACCCGAAGGACTCGAATGGGTCTGCTACAAGCTCCCAAAGACAAAATCGCAGATTTTTGCCCAGTACAATGTGAAGATTGACTGGGATACCCCCTATACCGCAGACGGTATCTGCGTCTATGACTTCTATGACAGGGAATATAATACGATTCTCATTCATAACGGGTCGAGTACATCACCGCTGATCCGGGTCATCAAGAAACAACAGAAGCACGGAGCTGACCAGGTTCCTGCTTTTATCTGTCCTATGGGGGCAAACCCCTATATCGTTGCTCTTTCCCAGTCTACAATGGAAGATACCATCGCTGATGTGGGGGAAAGCGTCTTTCAGTCTACGAGAAACCTCTATGAGAAGCATAACCTCATGATGAGTACTTTGCTTGAACTGACCGCACGGTCACGAAGACAGGGGCTGATTGTCCGTTCAAGGGATGGAACGAAAACACTGGATGAAGATCCCTACTTAGAGGGGTCGGAGATTGCCCTTGCCCAGAATGAGAACGTCGAACCACTCGGATTACTCGAAGTTGCTAAGGAAACAGGAGCCTTTATGAGCCTTGTCTCTGGTGAGATGCAGCGGGGCTCTATTCCCCACTCCGTCTATGGAGAACTTCAGTTCCAGCTCTCGGGATTTGCTATCAATACCCTCCGTCAGGGCGTGGAAACCGTGGTCAGTAAGTATATGCGGGGGATGGAGAAGGCATACGAGATGATTTATAACCTTATCTCCGACCAGTACGTCTCCGGTTCCTATGAGTCTATGGAGATTTCAGGGATGGATCGTAACAGGATGTACTTTACAGAAGAGATAGAACCAGATATGCTCGAAAATACGGGGTCACCGGTTGTGAACTTTGTCGGTCAGTTACCACAGGACGACATGACTCGCTACTCGATGGCCCAGATTGCACGGGAAGGCCCGACACCACTCCTCTCAGACCGTGCCATCAGGGATCGTATCCTTGCAATACAGGATGCTGACCAGATGGATGATGCGATCAAGGAGCAGATGGCAGAACGGATGCTTCCCGAGGCAGCACTGTGGACACTGTTACGGGCATCCGAACGGCAGGGTCGTGATGATCTTGCCCAGTTCTATCTTGGAGAGCTGACAAATATGCTGATGCAGAAGAAACAGGAAGCTGAAATGAGAGCTGCAGCTGCGGCGATGCCACCGGGTGGAGCACAAGGGCCTGAAGGAGGACCGGGTATGGGGGGGCCTCCACCGGGCGGCCCGCCGACAATGAATCCTGAAGTAATGCCGAATGCAATGATGGGAGTTCCACCGCCTACACCAACCCCACAGGCAGGGCCAAACGTACCACCGGGTTCTCCAAGACCCGGCGCAAGAGGAGGGCTATAGTCAATGGCTAATATACCATCTTCTGAAAATATGCCTTATGCTTTTTACCTTGCATCAGTTCTTGGTACAACTCAGGATCAGGTAATGCGGACATCAATAAGTGGGGAAACGCTTGAGCAAATGGAGGAGGAAACCAATCTTGGTATGGGAGATGATCAGTATACAAGAACCTATGAGGATGTTCTTGCAGATGATCCGCTGGCATACGGGAAGGCTATAGAACAGCATGAATACTATAATATGCTTCACACACAGAATGAAGCGTTGGGCGCATCTCCGGAAGAGGCTGCAGACTTAGCACTGGCTAATATTGAAGATGTGAATACAAGTTTAGGAATGGGTCTTTCACTTGAAGATTATATAATCGTGATCGAAGAATTCCCCGCACTGACACAGATGAATTCCAGCCAGTCTTTAGATGAACAGATTCAAGAGGGGAGTTCTCTCTTCTCAAAGGCATCTGAACAATCATTAAAGAACCTACTGTCGAATCCTGATATTGATCCAGAACAAATAACAGAGGCGATTCTAGATAATGCACAGTCATCTCCAATTTTGTCATTTTTAGAAGATGAGTTTCACGAAACCGTTGGACCAGATTCTCTCTTTGGGTGGCAGCCTGACTGGATGGAAGGAGCTTTAGATACTGCTGGAACTTGGATAAATAATATTGTGGACGATGTTGGGCTGTTTATTGGATATCAAAATATCCTACAAAATATGTATGAGGTAGGGGATATCCAAGGAGCTATGGAATACCAAGGGAAGATAGACGCTATTGAATCTGAACAGGAACGACAACAGAGATCGAGAGAACAGCGCGTAAGTTTTAATAGAGAGTATAAGGACATAGGAGCTGACTATCTTATCGACCAGATGAGAAAGATGTATATCTACGGAGATAGTCCGGAGGAGAGGGCAGAAGAACGGTGGATGTCAGAATATGGACCTTCTTCAAGGCCATTTGTAGACAGAGAACTGATGAGGGCTTTCGAAGCGTGGCTCGATCATCCATCTACGGCTAATGTTGTTACACCCGATGACCTTAACCTACTTCGGGATGCCCATAACGATCAAGTAACCTTATCAAATGCGCGCAAAGAAGAGTTCGACCAGTGGATGTCTGAAAATACTGACGCTATGTGGATACCTTCCAGCAATCTCGGGAGTGTTTTTCAGACTCAAGAAGAAAAGGAAGCGAGTTATCAGGCTACGATATCTAAGACAGATCCATTCACGGCGGAAACTGCCGCCTCTACGAAATTAACCCCAACTATGCTAGGGAAAGAGGCAACGCTAGGAGAAATATACGGAACCAGACCAACAACATTTTTTGATCCCGCTATTGAAACGGCTAGAGAGGAAGAAGAGCGAGCAGGAGAGTTTAGTCCTTATGGGATGGGAGATACAACTGGTGGCGTTATAGGGCCATCTATAGGGACTGGAGGGATATCGGATGTACTTACCGATGATTTTGGTATGCCTTTGAGCCGTGGAGATTATTGGGCAAGACTTGCAGGAGGCGTTCCGGGTGGAGCAATGCGTGAAAGGAGGGAGCAGCTTGACCAAATGGAGGAGGAAGCCCGTCTTCTCTACGATGTCATGATGCCCGGATTTGATCCGGAATCTCCCGATCCGGAGATGGCGGATCTTCGGAACTTTCAAGACTTTGCTAGGAGTTACCTAAATAATAGAACTGCATGGCAGGGGTCAGAACAGTTCAGAAATGATGCAGCAGAACTCCTCAACTATATCTCAGAAGCTCAGGAGATGACCACAGCGGAAATATCAGGTGAAGATTCAGAAAAATTACTACGGTGGAGAACAAGTTTCCTTGAGAACCCGGAACAGATTGCAGACCTTGTTGGCATGCTTATGACAAGTACGGATGAGGATCTATTTATTCGTAATGCTCTGAGCGACGAGATAGCAACAAGTATGTATGACCATCTTGCGATGGGTGGAAATTACGGAGACTTTATTGATAGATATCTTGGGACTGGAACGGATAGGACGCAGCGTCCAACTCAATCCTATTCTCAGGCAAGAACTCCCGGCACTACGTCAGCATTTGGGGATCCTGTCCCTTCAGCTCCACCATCACAGACACCATCACCCCAGACCTATCCAACTTCTCCTGTTATAGATGATGATCCTTATGGGGCAGAACTTCAGGAAGTAACTGGACCCACAGAATTACCCCCTATGGATTATTCACAGATTGCGGGGGCTGGAAGAGCAACAGAATATCAGCCGGTAGACACCACCCCACCTATACCTTCTGCCCCAACATACACCGCAGAACATCAAGATATTATTCAACAGGCAAAACAGCACACTACCGTTGCAGAAGGATACATGGTTGATCAGGATACCGGAGAAATTGTACCTGTCCCTGAAGGATGGGTTCCTGAGGATAGAGCCTTTAAGCCAGTAGAACCTACAAAATATGGATATCCGTCAGAACCACAGGATGAACCAGATTTATTGACCCCGGAAGAAATCGCAGAAAATAAGCGTATTGGGAAGTATCGCCCTCCTACTAAAGAAGAACAAGCCGTAATGAATCTAGATGTATATGGTGAAGATAAATTTATGGAAATTCAAGATACGGTCAATAAATTCTTAGCAGGTGGTGGAAGCGAGAAAATGGTTTCCGACATACAAAAGACGTTAGACTCT